AAGTTTATCTGTTGGATATCCCATTGCATACAAATGATTAGAAAAATCATTAGTAAATAACTCTAGATATAGTTCTACTGATTCTTTACTACATTTATTGTTTACTAACTCATTAAATACTTTAGAAGAAGGTAGTCTATAGTCTGAACTTTTAAAAGGTAAAACCTTTTTTATATGCTTGAAACCTTTTTTACAATTTTTTTCCCATATTTCTGCTGGTGTCATACCAAATTGATATAATACCAATAGCTCACCCAAATGTTCCTTCTTACTAAAGTTGTCAAGACATGATAAAGCTATTATAGAATTTTCTTTATCTTTAGAGAGTAACATGTTTAATATATTCCTTGTTTCTTCTTTGTTAAAAATCATATCAGTCTTCTATTTTAATACCTTCTACTTTTATTAAATACTGCTTGTATTGTTCTTTAGTTATTGTCTGTAAACCTTTATACAGTTCACCTTTATCAAATATTTTTTTTACCATTGCTAAAGAATCAAATGTATTCATATATAATTCACCCATAAAGGAAGCTTCTGTATTAAAAACAGATGGATCTATCAACAATTGAGTTTCTTTTATTCCTTCACTATTCTTTGTACAAATAAATTCTATTTCTAAACTTGGTTTATCAGGATTTGCCTCATTTGTGAAAACCACTTTGATTTTCTCATTTTCTAATTTAACTTTTTTTACACTTTCCATTAGTCTTCTATTTTTAAGGTTTTTATCATCCACTCTGTGGGCTTGTTTATATTATTAACCCATTCTTTTGCACTTGGAATATATCCATTGCAGTCTTCCTTTACATGTTGTTCACCAACATATCTTGTATATACTGTTTTACCATCTGAATTTATAAATGAGTTACCAAATACTTTTTCACATTCAAATATACCTTCACTATGATGTCTAAACATTCTATGCTTACTGTGTCCTATCCAAGCTTTGGTTTCATCAAACCAATCATGAATAGGTTGGTAATCAGATAACTGACCACCCCATTTTTTAACTGATGATTTGCAATGTTGCATTGGATGTGCCATTAGTTTAAGCTTTGATTAATTAAATTACCATGATGAATAAACTCTTCAGTATTACTAATATAAATAGAATTATTAATTGTATAGTTACCAGAAGGAATACTAATAAGTACTGTTCCAAAACCACCTTCATTATTCCACCAATCTTCTATTTCATCCAAGAGTTTTGAAGTAGCAAAGTCTTCTATATCTGAATAGAAAGATGTGCTAAGATCTCTTAAATTAAGAACATTTTCACTATAAGGATCTAAATCATCTAAGTCTTGAAGACTTGTTACTTCTTCTGTTGTATATATAATATCATCAATTGCACCTGAATCTCCTCCACCTGAGTAGATTACTTTAATTCCGGTCACACCAAGGTCAGCCAACTGTAATAGAAGGCCTGTCATATCATTTTCTGTCATAGTTATTTTGTTTTGTAAAATCTGCCAAGGATATTGGCATTTAAATAATTTTCTTTTTCAAGCACTTCATATTTAAATTGATGCTTTACTTCCTGATAAGTTAATTCAGTTGCTGAATAACAAATCATCAAGATCTCTCTTTTAATAATTAAACCTGCTTTGTAAGCTTCTTTTAGTTGTTGATTACTACTGTAGTAATTCATAAAACTAGGTTTAATATCTCTAGTATACTTTTTTAGTCTTTTATCAACAACAAGAGCTAGAGCTTTTTTACCAAGTTTTCTTTTTACATTAGAAAAGAAATTCTTTTTGCCTATATAAGCATAAGTTTTTCCATTTAATATTACAGACATATGATAAATGAATCCAACACCTCCTTCAGGAATGTCAATTTCTACAAACTCTTTGCCTTTGTATATCCAACTCATAATAGTACATTTCTTAATAAAGGTAATAATTCTTTTCTAACAGTTTCAACTCCATGAATTTTAATAGAATCAGATAAGTCTTTTTCCATGTTTAAAACTACATAATTAAAACCATATTTAGATTTATATCTTTCAGCTGACTTAATTCCTGGTTCATCATTATCAAATAATAGACAAACATCTTGATACTTAGTAGATAAACTATTCATAATATTTTCTGGAATCATAGTATTCTCACTGTCTGGTGCAATAGCTTCAGAATTAACAAACTTTAACTTATTATAGGCCATCAAATCTTTAAGAGATGAAGTTATAATAAGAAATGGTTTATTATGTGCAAGCTGTTCAGAACCTTGAATATAATCTCTTACTTTAATAAACTTACTATCCTTTACTTTAGGTTGATATATTTTATAAAGAGAACCATCTTCTTTAAAGTAACCATAGATATAATTACCTTTGATAGTTATACTAGACAAAACTTCATTTTCATCTGTTTTTTGCATAATATAATATTCTAATGGACTAACATTATATTTCTCTAATAACTTAGAACCAATCTTATATCCCATCCAGTATTTTTGGTCAAGAGTGTTCCAGTGTCTAATTTCAAAGTCAGTAACTTTATATCTGCTCTGTTGCTTATAAGAATTTATAGGATTAAAACCATTATTTAAAACATATTGGTTATAATCTTCTATTATCTTAAAAGATGCATGTCCCCTGGTAGATAGATTAAAAAGATTTTGTACAAGACTTAATGTATCACCTCCATTACCGGAAGAAAAGTCTTTAAATTTATAGATGTTATTTTTATCCATGTAGATACACATAGAAGGAGTTTTCTCACGTAAATTAAATACAGATTTTATTTTAAGGTCTTGACCTGTAAGTTTTTCTGTTAAATTAAGATAGTGTTCAAATATCCACTCTCTTGGCACATCTGCCAAATCATAAATTAAATTCTTTGTTGAAATCATAATAACCCATTTTAAAAATATAAGGGGAATTAGATAACTCCCCTTATATAAGAGGTGTTAGTCTAAACTGAAATCAGAAGAACCTTTAGTTGGAGTTGTGAAATCATCATCATCACCAAATCCTTTTACTTCTTTTACTTCAATCTTTTTAAGATGTTTAGTTTCATCATAAGTCATTACATTATCACCATATGCATACTTTTTATTTTCTGCTTTTGGTAACCACATATCAAAGTTAATGTAACCTGTCTTACCTTCATATTCTTTACCAGCTACACAGAAGTCAATATACTTATCTTTAAATGGTTTTGCTTTATTTAATGCATCAACAAATTTTTCTATTGTAGCATGTTTACCATCTTCATTAATAAACCAATCATAAAACTCAAATGCTTTAGATAGTCCTTGTAAAAACATAAGGATAGATCTATCTCTTTGAATCTTAATACCTGATTTAGTTTCACCATCTGCATATGCATACTGACTAGCTTTTATCCTACCAATCTGACCTGCATAATGACCCTTGCTTTCATCATCTTTATCAATCATAAATCCTGTAAAACCTTCAATTGGTTCTGTCTCTACATGTAACATAAGATGTTTAGCATTATCAATAAATTTAAAATCTTCTAGCTCAATGCTATTAATTTTTAATAAATGATTTCCTGGACTAATTGTTTTTGGTTGTCCTGCACCACCTGTTCCTAAATCTGTTGTACTTAATCCCATTTTGTTTTTGTTTTTAAATTATTAATTATATGTATACTTTATCCCAGTGAATGTTTAGTTCACCTTTTTCATTCATCTCAGAAATTACTATTTCTTGATCTCTTAAGTGTTCTGGTCTTGCACCACAAGTTACTCCATCATTAGTTTTAAAACTTAGAATAGTTTGATTATCCTTTCTAAACATATACCCAATTGCATCTGCATTAGCACAAATCAAAGACTTTATTTTACCTGTTAAATCTATATTAGCAGCCATTACCATCTCACCTTTATCATCTACCTGTTTGTCTTTAATATGACCAGATAAAATAATATGGGGTGCTAAGGTATCAATAAAATCTAAAACCTGAAAGAAAGCTTGTCTTAAATATAAATAACCAGCACCATTAGCTAAAGTGAGAACATTTGTTCCATCATACTTACTACCCATTGGTGTTTGTTTATATAATTTGACAGCTAAAGGACCAATCATATCTTCTAATGCAGTTACTGTATCTACAGTAACATACTTATAAGGACATCCTGCTTCTTTAATAGCTTTACCCGCATCTAACAAATCCTGTAAAGAATTTATTTTGATTTTAAGAGCTTCTACATATTCAGAACCATTTTCCAAATCTAAAATTAGATTATCATCTAGTCCAGCAAATGCAGTTGTTTTACCTGTTTTAGGCTTTGAGTAGATTATTAATCTTTTAGGATTATTTCTTTCTACTTTTACTTTTTTAGTTGGCAGTATTATACTCATATTAATTAGGTTTAGATAATGCAGTTGCTAATTCTTTGAAAAGTTCAGAAATCTTTAGAAGAACTTCTGAAGCTAATTCTGAAGGTTTCTCATCTAATTTTAAGTTTGTTGGTGTAGCAGCATAGGCTTCAACAAAATCAGGAAAAATAGTTGGTGATGACTGTAATTTAGGTAATGAATCTGCTGTAACTTCAGCATCAAGTTTTCTCTTTTCCCATAAATTATAGGTAATTTGAGAACCATTAGCTAGAATAGCAACTAATTCAGATGTTGGGATTACATAAGCAACATAACCTGTTCCTGATTTACCTAAACCTTCTTTAGTTTCATACTCTTCAGCAAAGTAAGGATTATATGTATATTTAAATAGCTGTCTATCTGCATTAGCAGGAACTATATCTATTTCTTTATTATCATTATCCCTAATGATGTCAATCAATTCAATAAAGATATCATTACCTTTATTTAGTTCTCCTTCAAATAGTTGGATTTGTTTACCAAATTTACCCTTTGAAAAGAAAGCAGTTTTTAATGCAAATGTTGGATCTGCTAGTTGCAGTTGCTTAAATCTTTCCATATGGAAAGCATAGAATTCATTTTCTTTTTCTTTTCTGTTCATATATTTGTATTAGTTGTTCATACTTTGTGGTGGAAAATCTATCTCCACTATTCTTATGGTAGATCTATCAAGTTTACAAAAGAATAAACCTGTTAGACCATTTCTAGATTTAAGAAAGTGAAAAGCTAAAAGCTCTTCATCATTTACTATGTATCTTTCAGGACCATAAAATCTTATTTTTCTTGAAAATGGTTTATTAATACCTATTACAACATCTGCATGTTGAAGTAAGGCATCAGCACCAAATAAATCAGAGTCTAAAACATAGTTACCATACTGGCCATCTTTAGATCTGTCAGGATGATCAATATTTCTATTGAGCTGACTAAGAACTATAAAGGCTATAGGATATTTCTTTTTCATCTTTGTAAGAGCTTCTCCTAATGAATAGAGCATTTCAAACTTATCTTTTTCTTGTTTTGCAACTCTAAATAAAGATGAGTGATCTATAGTAACTAAAGTATTTATGTATTCATATATTGGGAAATCATTTTGGTCAACACCCTTTTGAACTTTGTGTTGTTCCATATAAGCATGTATAGTTGCACACATTTCATCTACAGTACAAGGATCATATATTACATCAATCACATCTGTATGCTCTGTTTTTTCATATACATCTATACACTTTTGGAAAATAGCTTTGTCAACTAGTTTTCCTTTACTCATTAAAGTATTGTAATCAGAACCTGTATTCATAGATAGTTTTCTAATACCATTGGTTTCATCAACCATTTCAAATTGAAACTTTAATACTCTGAAGGTTTGGTCTGTATTTTCTGATATAACATCATTAACCAATTGCTCCATAAATAAAGTTTTACCAACTCCTGGTCTAGCTCCAACTACAGTAATAGTCTTCCATTCAAGACCATCACAAAATGCATCATTAAATCTAACCCAAGAAGTTTTTAAGGATTTTAAATCTCC